CAAGGATCCGATCAGCTGACTTGCTGCTGCGATGATGTCAATGACCGCCTTAACTCCCTGCATCTTCTCAGGAGTTATGCCTTTCGCAGCATCGATGGCTGCGCTTGACACACCTCCCATCAATTTGGCCATCGAGTCGCCTAACTTTGGAGCTAATTCGCCTAGCTTTAAAGAGAAATTTTCAAACGCTTTTGCATCGAATTCTTCCAACGTTTGAACATCGGTCGGGCCGATGGTGTGTTTGATGTCTGTTTTTGTCTTCTTTCTAAAATGCTGAACAGGTCCAGTCAACGCAGATAGAGTGGCAGCCACACCGTTCATGATTTGCCCCAATCCTTCACCCATCTTGCCTAGAGAGGCAGCGGCGCGGGCATCTTTACCAGAAAAACTTCTCGTGATTGTGGTAACGATCGTGTTTGCACCTGTCATTAAGTTTTGTATGATAGGTGCAGCTTCTTTGAGAGAATTTCCAAAACCTTCGATGCTCCCAGAATGATCTATAAGACCCAACAGAGAACTTTTGGCTTCTGCTTTTGACTTCAAGGAAGATATAGCTTGAGATATAGCACCTATCGTGGAAGCAATTGCTGATATAACTGGGGCTATCTTTGCTGCGGCTTCGATGTTGACAGCAGGAAGCGATGCTAGCGTTTTTAATCCATCAATTATACCTGCTATTCCTGTGCTTCCCGACACGGCCGGCCCCAGGCCGCCGCTGCGGCCCAATAATATGTCTATAAAATCTTTTGCTGAATTGAATGTGCTTTCGACCTTTTTTGTATCAGAAAACATGTTCATTGGAAGAGACTTTAGCACATCAGAGACAGACGTCAATAATGATGCTAAAGCCTGTATGATTGAAGCCATCGCTTCTGCCTTAGATTTGATCTCATTGCCTGAACCTGGCATGTTGGCAGTATGGGTGATAAGATCCTTCGCAATAAGGATCATCTCACCTGCTGCAAGAGATATCGCGGCCATTCCTGCAATGATGCTTCCCCCTGTGATGAGTGATCCTATTCCGCCGCCGGCCAACAACCCCATGCCGACAACCATGGCGCTGCCGATGACAGGTATTGACTTTATGAACAGTGTTCCAACCGCATCAACGACGGCCGCTACACCTTTCAATGCTTTTGGGTTTTTTATCCTTGTTGCGTCCTCGATTATGTCCGAAGCAAGCAAGCACATTGCCCCGACCACAAGGCCTATCGGCATGAGACCAGCAAGCACTTGTCCGATCCCTCCTGTTGAAACTTTCCCAAAACGACCCATTAAGCTTGTTATACCTGAGACCAATTGAGACTTGACGAAAAAGTCAATCAATGCATCTATGATGACTCGGGCAGCTTCCATCTGTTCTTTTGTGAAGTTTTTTTCCTTAATATAGTCTAGTATTTTCGCAGTCGCTTGGAACATGATATAAGCTTTCGCAGCAAACTCGCCTACATTTGCTAGTGCGGGGCCAACAGAAGAAGCAAATCCTTGCGAAAATGTCTTTGCAAATGATTGGGCTGGGGGGCCTAAACCTCCTTCGACTTGAGTCAGTTGATTGCCGAGCCCCGCGGCCGGGCCTCCAGCTCCAGCTTGAGGCAGCCTTTGTTCGAGTGTGCCAGCAATGTTGCTTAGTTGTTTTGCAATTGGGCCTTGTACAAGACGCGTCGTGGCGTAGGACATTAATCCTGATCCCAATCCAGAGACTAGAGAAGGTCCGATCATGTACAACATGATCTTGCCATAATGCTCTTTGAAAGCATTTCCTAATTTTTCACTGGCCCACGACATGAACTTGTCGAACAGCTTTCCTAGGGGGCCTTTAACTTTTTCAAACAGTCCGCTAAAAGCAGAAGTAATCGGTGAAACTTCTTCTCCAACCTTGCCTAAAGCCCCGCTTACTTTACTGTTATATTTTCCGTCTATGAGATCGATCAGCATGTTGAATCCATCTCTAAGCATGTCGCCGAGGTACTCTATAGCTGATGCAATGACCAGCTTCGCTGCCTTCCAGAATTCTTGCAATCCTTGAAGGACTTTTTGCCCTCCAGGGCCTGACTTTGTCAGGTAATCCATGAAGTTTTTCTGTAAAGCTTCCATCAGGCCCTTGACGGTTCCTTGTCCTAAGGAGATGTCTTTAAAAAACTTTATGAATGTTTGTTTATAGGATTCAAACAAACCGCCTATCTTGCCTGGTGATAGGATGTCTGCTAGACCCTCGAACAGCTTTTTCACTCCTGGAAACATCTCGACGAATGCGCGACCGAGCTCACGGCCTTTCTCCATGACGACGACGAAGGCCATCCTCAAGTTTTTTAGGATCTGCATGAAGCTCTTTGACGTCGTGATTCCTTGCATGAATCCCTCAAAGAACATTCCTAACAGCGAATTGGATTCTGGGCCGCCACCACCGCCGCCCTGGATCACATGTTCGATGTCTTTCTTTAGAGCAGTCGTGGCTTCGGACGCAGTCATCGTCTTCTTTGCAAGGTGATCAGTCGACGCCGCCAATCGATTCATCGATATCGCTTGATTCTTTGACGATAATCCTTGACGAACCGCTTCTTCACTCATGCTCACTGTAGATGCAATGAGTTGAAGCTCTTGGCGATTCATGTTTTCGACGGACTTACCTGCAGAAGCGAAAGAATCTTTCAACATCTTTAATGCGTCATCGGGCGTCTTGGCCTCTACAAGCTTCATGACATCGATGTTGACGCCGAAAGCCTGAGACAGCTTTGACACGTTCTCTGCGGCCTGGTCGAACGTGTTGAATGCATCGAGGATTCCCGTTATGTCTTTCAACTCAAGGCCCAAGCTGTGAGCATATGCAGTTGCCTTTGCGATTTCCTTAACGCTTGAGTTTGCAAAGTGCTTCACGTCCTTCATCGCGCGGGACATGTCACGAGACATCAACTTAGAGTTGAGACCAAACTCAGAAGACAGACCTTTCGCGAACTTGGTCATGTTTATCTCAATGGACTCCATGGACTCGCCGGTGGCCTTTGAGGCGCTCATCAATCCTTGGAATTCTTCTTCACCGATTCCAAGGCCTTTCGCCATGATGAACACGTTCTTGCCCGTCTTTTCAAACTGATCCTTCAAACTGCTGAACAAGACAGGAGCAGGACCTGCCAGCTTCATGACATATTCTATGGTATCCTTCAACGTACCGAACTGTCTGGATACCTTAAACAGACCCGGAGCCATGTCGCCCCACCCAGCAAGCCCGCGCGCTGTGTCGATTATTTCTTTTCCTATGCCTTGCTTTGGATCACCAAAGACTTCGCGGATCTTGTTGATCGCTTCCAACAGCCCGCCACCACCACCCCCGCCACCCTTGGCCATGCCGATGAGACCTTCCCACAGCTTAAACGGTATCGACAATATTGCTGCAGACAAATCGAATATGGCTCCGATCATGCTCGTCACGCCGCTGAGAAAGCTCTTGGCAAGGTTCATGGACAGCTTGAACCCAGAAGACATACCCTTCAGCCCAGCGCCGACCGCGGCCAAGGCCGCCGCGGCTTTCTTTCCTTCAGCACCCATGTTTTTTAAGATGGTTTTCATCACACCCGCAGCATCGCTAAAACTCTCAATGCTGTCGATGCTTTTTTGCAGATTTTCTCTAAATTTTTCAGCTGATCGATCTGCACCTTGAAGGGCAGCTTGAGCAGCATCCATCGATGCACGAACTTGGTTTCCAGCAGTTGCTGCATTTCCAGCAGGTCCAGCGATTTGTCCAAATGCAGCTGCTAATGCTTGGGTTGCAGCGACCATCTGCTGCATTGCTGTGGCTTGCGCGCTTAGATCATTTGCCGATGGTCCTTGAGGAGGCGTTGCCATGCTTCACCTCATAGCAACCAAGGCATGCCTAGTTTTGACTCAAATACTCTAGCTGCCATCGATTTGATTTGCAATTTCTCAGTTATGGTTTGCAGAGTCGCATCAGGATCATGCAACTCATTTTGAAAATCTTTCGATGCGAGCATCGCATCTTTTACAGCATTGATCTGTGCGGTAGTTCCTTCAACATACAGGTTGTCCAATTTTTCATCAATCAACCATGATGCAATTGAAGAAAAAAATGACTCACTCACCGATGTAACTTCTTCATCATAAGATGAATATTCGCTCTTCGACACCATGCATATATGTAGTTAGATTCAAAAAAAACATCCAAACAATAATCAAGTAAATCTTCTTAACCTTGCTGGAGATTCAGATCTAGACATGCCCATAAGGGCTCTAGCATCTGAGGGATTATGATGCAAAGCTCTAGAAGGAATTTGATTACTTCCTTCTTGGCTTCGAGTCATCTCCTTGTTTAATCGCTCGATGAACCATCGTTTATATGCAACGGGCATATTGTAAGTTTCCCTGTAAGAGAAACCACAATAATACATCAATATAAACGATGGCTCTAAGATAATAGCTTCTTTATCTTCCGAACGAAGGCCAAAGAAACGTGATTCCGAGCGGCATGTTCACCTCCTCGGAATGTCCGCAAGATGGACATGTGACGTCTTGTTTCATAGTCAATCCAGGTTCATTATCACGGATGTAATTTCTGAGAGCTAGAGAATCGCGGGCAGGCATCATCTTGATGAAGTTTGAAATCTTAAATCTATCTTCAACACCATCGATTGATACGATTGATTGATGCAACGAAGTCGTGACGTTTGACTCAGTTTGAATACCCATCTTCTTTTGCTTCTCTTGAGTGACCGTTTGTTCTTCCTCGTCACGACCGGTCGTAAACTTAAATCTTACCTTCTTCTTCGTGTGAGGTAGTAAAAACTCAAACAAATTTGATCCTTCCGAGACGGGCTCAATATCCAATCGTTTAATCGGCAATTCTGCGAGGTTGAAGACTTGCTCATTCTTCGCCTGACAATCTCCGCATTGAATCTCAGCAGTATAATCTGGACCGTATCCAGTTATTCTGACTGCGACCATCAATGCGTTTCGATCACCAAGAAGTATATCAGAAACGTTGATCGAACGATCAATCACACAAGCTTTGATCAATTCGTTGACAACGGTTCCTTTTTTTATAAGAGCCCTTGACGTCAAGATGTCTTCTTCACGAGCAGTCATCGGGCGAATCTCTACTGTTTCTTTTAAATGCAATGCCGATCCAGGAGGGTAAACCCTCCCGCCTGACGGAAGAGGAACCATCTCACTTGGAATGTCTAGGCCGAAATCTGCCTTCAGCTTCTCTGCTGCAGAAATCGATGGCATTCTTGGGTCAACTCCGGCAGGTGCATTTGATGAAGTAAATACTGCGTTCTTGGTCTCTCTCTGGTCTGACATATATCTCCTAAAAGACTTTACTTCATTATGTAATCAAGACTTAAAAAAGTAAACCAAGACCATAAAAAAACAAAAGGCCCAACAACGGGCCTTTTGCTGTCATCATGCTGCTGATCAATCAGTACTGCAATACACAGTTGTCATAGCGGAGAGTTAGAGCGATTTCAACCGGACCGCCGTCTTCATATGTGACTTCGTTGAAGTTTGCATCGGTGATGAATGCTCCCTTGATGTCCCACAGCTCGACGACCGTGCCGACAGGATCGAGCATCTTTAATTGGATGTCACGCTTATAAAAGTCTGCATAACCGGAACGACCAGAGACAGACTCGAAGTGAAGCCTGATCCATTCCATGACCTGTTGCGCACCTGATGGAGCGATTGGGTCATGAAGGGTCACGTTCATCGTGCTGAACGTCGTCTTACCTGCGAGGTACCGACGTGAGTTGATGAACGGAACTTCAACTTCTTCAGTTGTGATCTGAGGACGAGCTGCGGTTTTTAGAATGTAAGCGTCGATGC